GATCGGGTCTTCCCACGGCTCGATCGCCTGCCACTGCCAGGGTGGGTTTGCGCGGAGGTCGTGGACGAGGCGGACCTGGTCGCGGCGGAGCATCAGGCCAGCACCAGCGCCGCAGCGGTGACCGCGTAGAGAATGGCGCCGTGCAGGATGGCGCCGATGTACGTCGCGTGCGGCTTCCGGTCGGTCAGGCCCCGGATGAGGAACCCGGCCTCGTAGGTCGCGACCTTCAAGGCCCCGGCGAGCAGTACGACGGCTGCCGCGATCCACGCCCCGTGCCACGCGATGACACCCGCCGGCGCCAGCGTGACCAGCGCGCCAGTTCCGGCCATCGCAGCATATGCCGCGGGGACCGACAGGCCGGTCCTCGACGGGGCGAAGCGCAGGCCCATGCCGCCCATGTGGCCGAGCGACCACCCGCCCGCCATGCCGACCCAGATCAGCCCTGCCTCGACCCAGCCGAAGCCCAGCGCCAGCACCGCCGCCGGCAGGCCGAGTAGCGCGATCCCCAGTTCCTTCGCCTTCGTGAACGATGGCGCGCCCGGCAACCGATCCTGGTCGCGGACATGCGCCCACCAGGCGCCCCAGGCGAGGCCGAGCACCGCGGCAAGGGCGGCGAGGAGGATGGTCATGATGGGGGCCTCCTGGTGGGACAGCGCCGGTCACGGCGTCTGTATGTTCACGGCATGTTCTATGCTATAAACAGCGAAGCCGGCGGACGGTTGGCCCCGTCAACGCCGGCTTCTGACCAACTGCCATGTAGGAGCACGGCAAGATGGCTTCCGATTCAATACCCGAAGAATGGCGGCCGGTGGAAGGCTGGCCCTATGAGGTCAGCAACCACGGGCGCGTGCGTCGTGCTATGGCGGGAGCGCCCAAGAAGGGGGCGGTAGCTGGGAGGCTGCGCGCGCCGTGGAAGGACCGCTACGGGTATCTGTGCGTGACGCTGAAAGACCGTCCGCGGCACCAAACGAGACGCATTCATCGCCTTGTAGCAGCCGCATTCTTAGACCCGGCGCCGTCCCCGGCCCATGTGGTCGCGCACGGCGATGGAGACCAAATGAACAACACCCCTAGCAACCTACGCTGGGCCACTGTCATGGAAAACGTGCGCGATACCGTTCGGCACGGCCGCAGCACGCGCGGCGAGCGCCACGGCCGCTCGAAGCTAACCGCCGCACAAGTTCTAGAGATCCGGCACATTGTCGCATCGAAAGCATTGACCCAGGTGGAGGTCGCGGCTCGGTTTGGAGTCTCCAACCAACTGATTGCCAATATTGTGCATTGGCACTGCTGGAAGTGGTTACCGAGGTAGCCGCACATCCCACGGCGCCCGCGCCCTGACCGCTGCGGCTTCCTCCGCCGTCGCGTAGACCGGGAGGCAGCCGCGATCCGCGGCCCAGGCGAGGATGGCGATTGCGAGGACGCCGGCAGCGAGGCCGGCGAGCCATTCAGGCATCAGCCCGCCACCAGGGCGGTGAAGAAGCCGCGGATGCGGATGACGTAGGTCCGGGTTTCCTCGGAGTGCCGGCCGGTGATCTGCGGCAGACAGCGAACGGTGCTGTCCCACGGGCCGGGGCGACCGCACGCGCGCCATGCCTTGAGGATGTGACCGCTGCCGGCATTGTAGCCGGCGATGGCGTGGTCGTAGGCGTCCTGGCCCCTGGTGCCGCTCCAGCCCGTCCACTGCCGCCACAGCCGCGCCATGTAGAAGGCACCGGCCTCGATGGCGACCGATGCTTCGGTGCGCGGCGCCAGCTTCGGGTCGAGCCCGATGGCAGGCAGGATTTCGCGCCAAGTCGCCGGCATGAACTGCGCGATGCCCTCCGCCCCGACCGGCGAGCGGGCGTTCGGGTTGAGCCGGCTTTCGGCGGCGAGTTGCGCCTTCCACAGCCGCCAGTCCTGCGCCGGCAGGTACAGCTTCACCGCGCGGCGGATGTCGGCATCGAAGCGGTCGTTGCGGAGGAAGGCTTGCGCCTGCGCCGCGGGCACAAAAAAGGCGCCCAGAAGGACGCCGATCAGGGCCGCCAGGACGGGGCGCATCACCCGAGAATCATCCCGTAGTAGACGAACACACCCAGCGCCCGCAGGCCGAAGTAGAGCGCAGCGGCGTGCGGCTCGCGGGTGATGCCGGCGAACGCTTCGTCGAACTGGTTCCCGGCCAGCTTGTTCAGCCACCGGAACGTGACGACGGTGCCGAGAAGGCCGGCCGTCGCGTAGAGGAAGCGAAGCGCGAAGCCGAGAAGCGCGATCTGTTCCATGTCACCCTCTTTTCGATCTTGATGCGGGCGCCGGCAGGCCGGTCACGTGACGCCATGTTCGTCCGGCCCGGATATCGAGAATGGTTGCCTCGGACACGCCGAAGCGCCGCTGGATGGCGGTGCACCCTTCGCTCGACCGGAAAATTTCCAGGACCTGACCGGATGTCAGTTTGGACATGCCGTTTCGCTCTCCACGGCTTACTGCCTCCGCATTTCGCCGTAGTGGGTGCGCGTCGCCCCAGTGCACGGGGGGCGGGACCATCCGCCCCTTCCCCATCATGTCGCGGGTATTCTCGCGCTTTGTGCCGAGGAACAGATGCTCCGGATTCATGCAAGACGGGTTGTCGCATCGATGGCAAACGCACATTGACCCTGGGTCTCTGCCGTTAGCCAGAGCCCATGAAACGCGATGTGAGCGAGCCCGCAGCTTCCGGCCGAACGACACATTGCCGTAGCCGTTTTCGTTCCGAGTGCTGGACCACTCAACGCATCCGGAAGGCATCGTGCGTGCGTACTGGGCAAGCCGACGCCGCGCCTTTTCCAAAAGCGCCGAGTCACCCAAAATGGTAGGAATCGCGTCAGCCATGCCGGCCTCCTTCAAAGGCTGGTGGGGTCAGGGCCGGACGAGCGTTGGCGCGCTCTTTCGGCCCGCTTATTCTACCTGTTCGCGCAATGTTCTGCAATCGACCCCGGCTTGATTGACTTCGCGGGTCACTTCACCACCCCATGAATCGCTTGACGGCCGCCGGCACGATCCACCCGCCGGCCATGCCCGCGATGCCGCCGATGATCAGCAACACCTTCCACCCGCCCTTGGCGTTGGCCAGCAGGTCGCGAATCTCGCGGATGTCGTGCTCCATCCGGTCGAGCCGGTCGTCCACGGCCTCGTCACGCCGCTGCCGAGCGTTCAGGACCTCTTCCAACTTCCCCTCCAACCGCCCGAGAGCCCGGTCGAGCCCGGTTTCGCCGGCCACCTCTACGCCCCCCGCCCGACGATCACCTGGCGCCATTTCTCGCCAGCCGACAGGAAACACGACACGCCATCCGGCATCTCGCGGATCGCCGTCCACGTCGAGCCGTCGCGCGTCGCGTAGATCACCAGCGTCCCGCCCGGGCGCATCTCGCCGGTTGCGATCCGGCGCTCCTGGAACTGCTTGAGAAGCTCGGCCGCGACCTCGGGCGTCGGGCCGCAGGATGGCTGCGCCAAGGCGGGGGAGGCCAGCAAGGCCAATGCGAAGAAACATTCGGTGCGCATGGGCGGTTCTCCCGGACGCGGATGGGTGGTAGAGATGGAGGGTGTTCGCCCTCGTCGTGGCCGAGACCGTCCTTCTCTGGGCGGTCAGGGCCGGTCTTGCCTATCTTGCGTGGACGTTATTGCAGTGGTTGCTAGCAGCCGCTGCTGGAGCGGGCGCATGATGGCGTCCAGGTTGTAGGGCGTGGCAGGCCGGAGCATGGCCCGAGCGATGGTCGGGTCCAGCATCGCGTCGACCAGCATTTCCTGCATCTGCGCCTCCGGCACCCGATAGAGGAACTGGATGAGGCGCCCGGCGGTCGCGTTGATCGGCAGGCTGGTCGGGTTGACCGTCCCGCGGAACACCGCGCCGATGATGTTGGCCGTCGTGAGGTTCTGACTGGTGTTCGATCCGGCGACCCGGCCGCCGACATTCGACCAATTCGACCGCTGCAAGTCCTCCGCGACCTGCTCCATCAGTCGAAGCTGCTGCGGCTGCCCCCGGAAAGCCACGGACAGCGCGTCCCGGTTGTCCTTCAGGAACCGCAGGAACTTGTCCGTCGACACGATGGGGTTGCCGAGTGAATCCACGGCGCCCGCCGACTGCGATCCCATCCACCCGTGCTCGACAACGGCGCGGCGAAGCGCGGCCTGGGCATTGGGATCGCGGCGAATGACGCCCATCAGCCGGTCCATCTCCTGGGCCGCCGACTTGGATTCGAGGATCGACCCGATGGCCTCCTTCGGGTCCTGCTTCAGAACGTAGCCGAGCGCGCCCTTCTGCATGTCGGCCATGGTGCGCGTCTGGCGCCCGGCGAGGCTGTCGACGACGGCTTGCGCGGACTGCATGGAATCCAACTGCCGGCGCAGTCCGGGCTGCTGCTCCAGGATGGCGCGGTTGTCGGTCACCCACTTCCGCCACTTGAGTGGGTTGAGGGTGCCGTCCTCCTTGGTCGCGTAGTCCCGCAGGGATGTCGCGAGCCGGCCCGTGATCGCTTCCTGGGCGCCGGGAGAGCCGGCCGTCATCTCGGCCAGTTCGCGGGCGGCCTCGGGGCCGCCGGGGCCACGCCGGATGAACTTGCCGGGGACCGCGCTCTCCGGCATCTCGTAGGCCGGCCCTCCGGCGCGAGCGAGCGCGGGGTTTGTGCGAAGAACCTCCCCGCTTAGACGCTCGTCCATGCGGGTGATTGGGATGCTGAGTTCCCGATACTGGCGGTTCGCCTCGCGGAACGTCGGCGAGACAGCCTCGATCGCTTCGTCCAGGCGGGACTGAGCATCCTTGATGATGGTTTTCGAGTAGGGCGGAATGGCGGGGTCCGCCAGCATCGCGGTCAGCGACTGCCGGGTGCCCATCAGCCCCTCGGGCGTCGTGTCGATGCCGCCCCCGGTCCCGCGAACGAAGAAGTTGCCGCGGGCGCGATCCAGCGCGTTCGCAATGTCGCCCTTTGCCGTGCGCAGCGCGTCGTCGATCACACCCAGCGCGGGCGCCGGGTCGACCGCCGCCGTCTCCGACCGAGCGGCATCGTAGAGCGGACGCGTAGCCCGGTCTCTGATCTGCGCCAGCGCGTCGCGGCGGCTCTGGATCGCCTCCCGGATCGCACGGCCAGCGTCCTCCGGGTCCGTGTTCGGGCCAAGGGCGGAGAGGCGCCGGCGAACCTCTTCCTCTGTCCGTGCGACGATGTCATCGGCGAACTCGGTGAACTGGCCGACGCGATTCTCGACGGCCGACTTAACCGCCGGTGCCGATCCTTGCGTGTTCGGGATGCCGGAATTAATGGCTTCCGCGCGCGCTGCCGCTTGGTTCGCCGCCCGCTGGGAGAACTGCGCCGCGACCTTCGAATCCGACCGAAGGCCGCGCTCCGTCGCCGCTAGCCCGTCGTCCCGCAACAGTTGGGCCGTGGTCGGATTGGAGCCCGGGATGATCTGCGGGTTCGTGGCCAGCGCGTCGTCGACTGCGAGGCCCAAGTTCTCGCCGGAGCCGGACGCGCGCTGGAGCGTGCGCCCGACGATCGCGCGGCGTCCCTCCTCGCGGAACGGTGCAGTAATGGCGCCGCCCATATCCCACGCGTACTGCGCCGCAGAAGGCAGCGCCGAACCGATGACACCGCCGACAATGGAGCCGGCGACGTCGGCGCCCGCGCTGTCCGGGGCGATCTCTCGTGCTACGCCCCCTCCAATGCCCGCGCCGGTCGACGCCAGAAGCTGCGTGCCAGGATTGGACGTGAACGACCCGAGGACCGTGGACGCGGTAGGGCCGAGGTTCGCGGCCTTCGATACGGCTCCGGCGCCCATCATCATCAGAGGCGCCGTCGTCAGTTCCTCCGCCACGCGCTTTGCGACGCGGCCACCCGCCGTCTGCGGCGTCCGATCCGTCGCGATACCCAACGCGTTCATGCCGGACTTGATCGCGTCCGAGCCGCCGAACCGTGCATTGCTGTCGATCCCGACCTGCCGCAGCAACCAGTTCGCGGCGTCGACCGGGAAGCCCAGCCAGTTGGCGATCACCGCGTTGGGGCCGGACAGAACGGCGGTTGCTTCGTCCGTGAATGACGGGCCGCTGTCGACAGAGAGCCCGCGCCGGGCAAGTTCCTGCTCCACCGGGTCATCGGACACCGGGGCCGTTGCGGCGCCTCGAACCGACAGCCCGCGCCGGGCCAGTTCCGCCTCGACCGGGTCCATTACGGCGCCCCTCCGCTACCGGTCATCCCGGACCCCGACGTGATGCCGAGCAACTGGCGGCGGCGCGCCTGTAGCGCCCGAAGCTGGTCATCCGTCATGTCGCGGACGCGCGGCGTCATCTGGTCGATTGCCGCTCGGTCCATGGTGGCGAACGCCTCTGGCGGCGGGAGGTCATTCGTCGCCCTGGGTTGTGATGCGGGGGAACCTCCCTCGCCACGAATGGCCGGGCCGGCGCCCTTCGTGGCGGATACCGCGAAGGCATCGAAATACTGCTTGAGGCCGTCCAGCTTCTGCCGGGCCATATCATCGGAATCCCATGGCGCCGGGAGATACCGCTTAACCATGGCCTCGACTTCGGCCGGGGGCGCCGCCGCGCCGGATTCGATGCGGAGGCGATTTGCAATGGCTCGGGAGACGGCGTTGTAGATTTCCGCGCCCTTCGTCCCCGGGACGTTCGCCCAGGCGACGCCTGCCATCGTTCGGTCGAACGACTTGCCATCCGGGAAGTATCCCTTCTGCGCCTGGTCCAGCGCCTGCCGCGCCTCCGGGACGAGCGCGAAGCGGCCAGCGGAATCGCCGGCAACAGGTTTCTCGTCCGGCGGCACGATCTGACGCGTGCCGGGCTGTGCGCCCACGCCGGCCCCCGATGGGCGAGACTCCGGCTGCCCTGCGGCGGTAGTGGGTGGCGCCGTTTGCCGGGCGGATGACGGGCCGGGAGGAGGCGCGGGCGCCCCGATCTTGGGCGGCACCATTCCCGACACGTCGATACCAGGGGCCTCGTACATCGCGCCGTCCGGGGTCTGCCAACGGGTCGGCTTGGACGCGTGCTGATAGGCGATCGAGTACGCCATATCTTCCTGCGGCGTCGTCGGCTGCCCGGTGCGTACCTTCTCGTTGTAGGCGATCATGTTGTTGTAGGAACTGGCGTCGATCGACGAGCCGGGGAACGGGCCACCGTCCTCGCCCTTGGCCTTCTTTTCCAGGATGCGCGCGGCCATCGCCCGGCCTTCCGGGGAATTAGGCTCGATCCCGGCCAGCCGGATGAGGGTTTCAACTTCGCCCGGCTTGTCGGGACGGTAGGCCGGCGCCTCGCCGACGTCCTTCCACATCGCGCCGTTCCATTCCTGGGTGATCTTCTTGTCGCCCCGCTCGACGACGCGCGTCTGCGGTGCCTTCCCTGCCCCGACCTGCTGCGTCGCCCCCGTCCGCTTGTTGTAGAGGACGCCATCGGACATCGCGTATTCGCCGCCGTCCTTCTGGTCGAACTTCGCCAGATCCATTGCCAGGGAGAACTGCTTGAGCCCGTCGCCCCGCATCTGCTCCCGGCCCTGGGAGAGGGTGTTGTTGCCGGCCTGCAACCCTGCGCCGAGGCCGCCGAGGAAGTCGGGCCGGGTGGACTGCATCATCGCGGCGCCCGCGTTGATGAGGGCATCGCCCCAGTTCGATTCCCGGGACGGGGAAAGCTGGCGGGCGAGCTGGAGATAGGGCGATAGCGCGGACAGGCCCTGGGGCTGCTGCTGTGGGCCGAGCGCGGACAGGCCCGGGCGCATCTGGCCCACACGCTGCGCCATGTCGTTCATGTTGGCGATGCCCTGATCGACGTCGTATTCGGGCTGCATCGGCGGGGCCTCCTTCGTTGGCTTGGCACCGTTGAAGCGGCGCGCATACTCGGCCGCGACCTCGGCGGCGGTGCGCGGGATGGTGCCTTCCTTGTCGCGGTAGAAGATGGATGGATTGCTCGACGCGACCTTCGGCCGGAACAGGGACGCCGCCGGGGCGTTGGGGTCGGCCTGGAACAGCTTTCCCGCGTCCGGGGCGCCCAGGCCCCATGCGGTGTAGATTTCCGCTCCGGTCGGCTCCCGGCCGAGCGTGCGGCGCAGCGACGGAACGATCTCGCGTTCCATCAGCACTTCGGCCGCCCGGCGCTGCTTCGCGTCGTCGTCGATGTCCGCCGGCGCGAACCCGAGGTCCGGATAGTTCCGCAGCACGCCCGCCCAAGTGCTTGGGAGGAAGTGCAGGAGCCCGCGCGCGCTGCTCATCGGGTTTGAGCGCAGCTCGCCGCCGCCGCTTTCGAGGGTAGCGAACCGGTCGATGACGTCGGAGTAGGCCCCGCCCATCAGTTCGTCGGCGCCCCCGCTCGACATCACTTCGCCCGACCAGTCCCGGGAGAAAATGTCCTGGATTTCAGGCCGCTGCTTCAGCATCTCCCAAAGCGCAATCTGCTCCGGGGACGCCAGTCTCCCGTCCACGTCCTCAATCGACGGCATGCCGAACATGTCGGGGAGTGCGGACAGGCCGAGCATCAGACGCCGTAGCCCCAATAGTCGTAGTCCATCAGCCCGGAATCGCTGAACCAGTCACCGCCGCCGCCGAGCATGTCGTCAGATACGGCGTCCCCTCCGCCACTGATCCCGAACACATCGGTCCCGGACGATGGCCCGGAGATGATGCCGCCAGCCCCGCTTCCGCCCGTGAGCCACCCGTTGCTGCCGAACGCCCCGGTATTGCCGAGGATGCCGGCGCCCGCCGTGAGGCCGCCTAGAATCTGCGACCACAGATTCGGGTCGGGGGTCTGCTGCGTCGTCGTGGATGCGCGGGACAGCCCGTTGCCGTTGACCACGGACGACAGCTTGCCCAGTTGCGTCCACGGGTAGTTCTGCTGTTCCTGCCAGTCCGAATACGCGATATCCGCGTTCCGCTGGGCCAGCGAGCGGTCGAGCGATCCGATCCCGAGCAGGGCTTCGACGTCCCGGTAAGCGTTCGTCGAGGCCGAGTTCCCGAGGTTGCCGAGAAGCTGCGCCGCCCCAAGCTGCTGTCCCAGCGCGGACAGGCCGAGCCGCTGCGCATCGAGGTCCGATGACTGGTTGGCGAGCGCCGCGCGGAGCATCGACTGCTGGTTCGCACCCGCCGCCTGGAGGCCCATCTGCGCCGTGCCGAGGTCGGCCTGTAGCAGCCGGTTGGCGTCGTTCTGCCAGACGCCCTGGGCGTTGGTGTAGTTCTGCGCCCGGGACTGGTTCGTCAGTTCGCCGGCCTGCCGCGCGACCTGCGTGGAAAGGTTGGCGTCGTAGAGGCCCTGGCGGGAGCCGCCGAAGGCGCCGGACTTCGCGAACCGCGCATCGGCATTCGCCTGCTGCCGGGCCGCCGCATCCTCCAGGTTCCGAACCGCCGCCCCGGTGACGAGGCTTTCGTACGGGTTCATGTACCGGCTGATGTCGGCCTGCGGGAACTGAGCGGCCCCCACGACCTGCGAGGCGATCAGGGGCGAGGAAACCCGCTCGAACGACGGGTTCGCCATCCCCCCGGCCGACCCGAACACCTGCTGCGCCATGGACTGCGCCTGCGAATTGGCCGGCTGCCAGTTGCCCTGCGCGTTCTGCACGCCCTGGAACGCCTGCGTCTGGTACTGCGACAGCGGCGCGACGCGGGGGTACTGGTACGCCTCGTAGGGGGTGTTCTGGTAGACGTTCATCCCCTCCGACAGGATGTACTGGAGCGCGTTGTTCAGCGTCTCCGGGAGGGTTGTCGTCTGGGTCGTCGTCGGCATCGGACGGCCTCCCTAGTTCCCGGCCTGCATGGCGTACCAGTCGAGGCCGGATGTGCCGTTCTGCGCCAGGGACGGCCCGGCCGGCTGCGACGCGCCGTAGGTCTTGGGCTGCGATGCTGGCGCCGAGAACGGGGCCGGGCGCTGCGGCGTCTGCCATTCCGGCATCGGAGAGACGAACGGCGGGGGGGTGTAGGGCGTTTGCGATCGCCCCCCGGTGACGGTCGGCATGGGGATGGCCGGATAGCTCGGGCCGGGGTTTGTATTGAACCGCTGCGCATAAGGCAGCGTCGGGCCGGTGCCCTGATTGCCCCCGTAGCCAGCTACCGGGGGCGGCCCCAGCGGGGACGAACCGGAGTTGCCGGTGTTTTGCCGCTGCCCGCCCATGCCGGGGTTCATCCCGGTGGAGCCGCCCCCAACGCCCGGGATGCCGGTGGCCGCTCCGCCCCGCCCGGGAGTGGCCCATCCGGGCATCGGCGAGGCGTACGGCGGCGGGGAATATGGCGCGCTGCCCTGCGCGGGCATCATGTGCCACTGCGGGGCTTGGCCGAGGAATCCCCCGTATTCCGGCGTCATTGCGGAATTGTTGTTCCCGGGCGCCGGCCCCATCGGCATAGGCCCGCCGCCCTGCCGGGGCTGTAGGCTACCGATCCCCGCCGTGCGCTGCTGCGACATCAGTTGCATCAGCCGCTGCGCGACCTGCGGATTCTGCTGCATCAGCGACTGGATGATCTGGCCGAACTGGGAGCCCGACGACTGATCCCACATGACCGTTCTCCCGCTCAGGAATATGCGAACGGCGTCCGGAACTCGACGTTCTGCGAGTTCGGCTGCACGTAGTTGATGCCGCCGGCCTGGTTGGGGTCAGCGGACGTGTAGGTGGGCTGGCCGTAGGTCGAGGAGCCGTAGCCGAGATTGAGCAGCGACAGCCACGAATAGGGGTCGTACTGCTGCTGCGTCGCGGCCTGGGTGTTGGTCCCAGTCGACTGCTGGCCGCCCTGTCCGAAGATGTTGAGATTGATCCCGTAGGGCAGCGAGTAGGGGTTGGTCGTGCCCGGCGTCAGACCGGTGCCCGTCGAGGTCGGGACCGTGGTTCCGCCGCCTCCGGTGCCACCCGTACCCCCGCCACCCGTGCCGCCGCCCGGAGACGGGAGCGGGACCGGGGTTGTCGAGACGCCGCCGCTCGTCGGGGGGCGCCCGCCGCCGTAGTTGCCGCGGATCGGGGTGTTGTTGCCGTCCCGGAGGGTGGACAGATCGACACCGGCGAACGAGCCCAGCATCTGATTGACGCCGCTTGACCCGTAGAGCCGCCCGACGCTCGTCGTCCCGCCGGGGTGGTTCTGCGCGCTGTATTGCGTGACAACCGGCGACCCGTCCGGGTTGACGACAACCCCGCCGGAGTTGCGCAGCACGCCGTACATGGTGTCGCGATAGAGCCCATTACCGACCGGCTCCAGCACCCATTCGCCGTTGGCGTCGGAGTGGTAGATCGTGCCGTCCGGGTGCTTCCACATCGAGAAATTGCCGCCCGAGCCCATGGTGATGAGCTGCGACCCGCGATCCCATCCCGCCGCGTTGTTCGAGTAGTCGAGGATCGACTGGCCGGAAGGCGTCGCGGATGCCGACATCGCCGTCGGCGTGCGGTTGGCGGCGGCGGTGGTGCCGGGGGCTGGCGTCGCCGCCGTGCCGGGGGGCGTGTAGCCGCCGAGATTGGCCCCGGAGATGACCGAGGACAGGTTCGTCGGCCCGACCGTGTTGCCGCCGGGGATCGACCGGCCGTCCGCCTGCTGCCGTGCGATCCGATTGCCAACCTGCTGGTTGAAGCCGGGCGTCGCTGCCTCGATCGGCTTGCGGATGGTGTTGTATTCGGCCGAGTTCCAGCGGGTATTCGCGAGGCCCGGAATCTCGCGCATGATCTGCTGGGCCGCGTCGAGGGTGTTGGTCGACCCTTCCATCCCGTTGGGGTCGTAGCCGCCGGACAGGGCCAGATCGACGGCGTTGACGCTGTATTTGCCGGAGATCAGGTCGGCGATCGGGACTTCGATGCTGTTCGGCCCGCTGCCGATCCGCATGTATCCGCGCTCAAGCGCCGACGCCACTTCGGAGCCCTGCGGGTTGGACCAGCTATAGTTGCCGTTGGCGTCGCGCACGAGATCGCCGTAGGTCATCGTTCGCTGCCCGAACGCATTCTCGATGGCGAGCCACGCATCGTGGCTGTTCGGGTCGACGCCGATGGATCGCGCCAGCCCCGCGAAGTCCTCGGGGGAAAGGTTCGCGATCATCGAGTACGTCGGGTCCCACGCTCCGCCGAAGTTGGGCCGGGGGTCGTAGATGCCGAACGACTGGTTGTTCTCGGGCGTGAATCCCGACGCGACCGGAACCTGGCCGTACTGGTCGAAGTACGCCTTGAAGTTCTTGATCTGGTCCTGGCCGGTGCCGAAATCGAAGGTGTTGAAGCCCTGGCCAAGCGGCTGCGTCGGCCCGGAAGCGGGCGGCGCGGGAGGCGTCGTGTAGCCGACCGGCACCGTGCCGTTGATGTACGGGCTTTCGTTCAGGAAGCCGTTGCCGCCCCAATCCTGGATGCGCTCGGGCTGGTTGTTCCGGGCCAGGATGTTCGCGGCCTGCTGCTGGATATCCGCCGACTGGCCGCCGATCCACTGGTTGAACCCGCCGCCGCCGAAATCCCCGGTGTAGCCGAGGCCCGCGAGTTCCTGGTTGGCGGCTCGGTTGTTCGGGTTCTCGCCCTGCCCGGTCGGGGTGTATCCGAACGTGCTGACCGGCGACCCGTAGTTGTTCGCCGCCCCATCATCGACCGGAGCGACCATCCCCGTGTTCCAGTCGATGCGCTGCCCCCGGCCCTGGTCGGCGAGGTACTGGGCCGCGTTCTGCTTCTGGACGTCGTTCGCGCCCTGCATGTAGGTCGAGAAGCCGCCGGTCCCGAAGTCGCCCTGGTAGCCGGTGATCCGGGCCAGTTCCTGATTGGCCGTGGGGTCGGCGCCCCAGTCGCGGGTGTCCTGCGGTGCAGCGGCGCTCATCGCATTGCCCGGACGCGGTACGGCCTGGGGCTGCGACGAGTACGTCCCGGTGTTGGCGAAGCTGTTCTGATCGGCGCCGAAGTCCGCCGCCTGCCCGGTGCCGCTGTTCACCCACTGGCCGTTGACATAGGCGAGATCCGCGAACTCACGCGCCCCGGTCTGCGGGTTCCGGGAGTTGGCGGGGTGCCCGACGATGTACTGCGCGGGGTTCAAGCCCGCTTGCATCATGGCGGACATCGCGCGCTGCTGTAGGCCGGGGTCCGCTTCCCAGACGCGCTTGGGGACGACGACCTCGCCCTTCGTCAGATGTCCTGCCTCGGTGTCTCCGGCCCGTCCCTTCCGCGCCATCGCCTGGACGGACTTGCCCATGGTGGGGGCGTTGTGGTCACGGACCTTGCGCCGGGTCTGGATGTTCATGGGCTGGCCCCCGAAACGGAAAAAGGCCCCGCTTTCGCGAGGCCCCTGGGACGAAGAAGGATGAAGGATCGTCAGTAGCGGAAGGCGTTGCCGAAGCCGAAGTTGCCGGCCGCCTGCGGGTTCTGCTGCTGCCCGTAGCCGCCCCCGGCACCCTGGCCGGAGAAGGCGATGCCCGACTGCGGAGCGAAGCCCGAGCCTCCGAAGGCCCCGGAATAGACCGAGGGCGACAGGCTGATATCGGAGTAGCCCGACTTCAGAATCGAGGGATCGTTGGCGGTGTTGTCGCGGGCGAAGCCCAAGGCCGTTCCCGGCGTTCCCCACTGCTGCCCGGGGACCGGCATCTGCCCCGCCATGACGTTGGGCATCTGCATTCCCTGGCCGGTGACGCCGCCATCGGAACCCGCGGTCTGGGTCTGGCCGAACAGGGTGTTGGGCACGCCCTTGCCTCCGGGGTTCCGGGACATCCGCCACTCGTCGTAGGACTGCGGGGCGGAGAAGGAACCGAAGTCGGGGGCGGAGGAGTCGGCGTTCTGCTGCGGGGCGGTGGGCGTGACGCCGTTGACGGGGGTCATGTTGCTGCGGCCACCGAACAGCGGGTTGGCGCCCTCGACGGGATAGAGCGCCATATCCGGCGTCGCAGTGACGCCCTGCTGCTGCGCCTGCCGGAATGGCTCGGCGAGCTGATCGAGTCCAAGGCCCGGCGTCCGAGGCGCATTGAAGCTCGTGATGAAGCCCTGCGATTCTGGCGTCCGATCGGCGAACTCCACGACATCCCCGATCTCGCGCCCACGCATTGTGGGGAGGCCCGCGAAACTCGCCACGACAGTTCGGCCGGTCACCGGGTCGAACGTCACTGGGCCGTTGTAGTTCGTGCCCGAGTTGGCGAAGTCGTTCCCGCCGCCGAAGCTCATCGCCTGTCCCGTCGAGGGATCGACCCACCCGTTCTCGGTGTAGATCATGTCCGCGAATTCCCGGGCGCCCGTCATCGGGTTACGGCTGTTCATGCCGCCCACGGTGTACTGCGACGGGTTGCGCCCCTGCATCGCCATCGAGCGCATGGCCCGCTGGCGCAGTGCGGGGTCCGCATTCATCGCGGCGTTGGGAAGGACGACCTCCCCTCGGCCAAGGTGCGACAGCCCCGCGCGGCCGGGCGCGGGACCGGCGCGCATCAGATTGCCGATGCCGGCGCGGTGGATCATGGTGGCGTCTCCGCGGTTGAGCCGAGTTGCAAATCGCGTTACCGTCCTCGCCCGGGGAGGGCTGGACATGAAAAGGATCGTGCTGTTCCTGGGGTTGCTCGTGGTCAGCGGATGCGGAAACCGCACGTCCATCGCCGACCAATGCACGTCCTACGGCTGGCAGCCCGGAACACCGGGCCACGCGAATTGCCAGATGCGGACGCGGATCGCGAATGACAATTTGCAGCAGCAACAGGGCGACGCCCTGATGCGGATGAGCAATCAACTGTTGCAGCCGCCCCAGCCGGCCTATGGCACGCCGTCGTTCTCGACATATCGGCTGCCCAGCGGGCGAATCGTGAACTGCTCGACGATCGGGACCATGACCTCGTGCAACTGACCGGCTACAACTTCCTCGACGGCAAGAGCGCCGCCTACCTCCGGGCGTGGAACGAAGCGGTCGAGACGATCAGCCGATCATTCGCCGCTTCGGAGATTGGTGCGCGCGGGGTTGAACACCCGGCCCGGCCCCATAGCGTACGAAAAGACGTCCAGCGGAGCCGTGCCCTCGATCCCGTTCGCCGCCGCCACCCGTGACAGGGTGTCGCCCTGCGCAGTGCTGAGGTCGTATTCGTTGATCTGGCCCCAGTCCGGGCTGTTCTCCCCGGCGCCCGCGTACATCTGGCCCGTCGTGAGGCCGGTGCGGAACCAGTCCTGCGCGCGTGGCGCCAACCCGCCGACGAAGCCCTGGATGATCTCCGGCGCCCAGGCGTTGGCTTCGGTGTTCGACTGCCCGGAATAGCTGCTGTTCTGCGCCCGCTCCTGCCACTGGTCCCAGTCGGTGGGCATCGCCTGTGGGGCGTCCCACACCGGGAGCGACTGGTTGCCCTGGTACTTGGCCAGAAGGCCGGGATCGGTCGAGGGATTGAAGCTGTTCGGCAGGTCTTCGAGCGTGACCGGAAGCCCCATCTGGCCGCGCGCGATCTGCCGGCCACTGTTCACCGCCAGTTCCGGGGAGCGGTACGGAGCGCCGCCCACGGACCAGGCCGGGATGTGCTTCTTCCACGACATCGAGCCGAACGAGGTGTCGAGGTCATCGACCATCGACGGATCGCCGCCCGCATACCAGCCGCCATCCCCGCGATAGAGGTCGGACAGACCGCGCGCCTCGCCGACCTTGGGGCCGTTGCCGCCGTAGAACCCGTCTTCGAGGGACGTGTAACCGCTGCCCAAGGTGATCGGGTGATCGGTGTTCTGATTCAGGGCCGACATGATTTTGGCGAACGCCAGCATCGGGCCGGCATACCCGGCTGCCGTCATCGCGCCACCGGCCGCAGCACCGATGCCAGACGATCCGATCCCCTCCAGCCCGAGGCCCGAGAAGATGTCGCCCATCGACGGCATCCAGCCTGTCAGAGACTTGTAGGTTTCGGGGGCGAATGTCTGGAAGCCCAGCCTGCCCAATTTGAGCGCGTCCCCCACCGGGAAGCCCCCTTCCGACGAGGGACGCGCCGGCGCCAGTGATCCGATGCCATAGGCCCCGGACTCGGCGCCACTCGATGCCAGGAAATCAGAGAGGGACTGCTGTTGCGGGACGTACATCGGCAGCCCTCCTTACTCGACGATGTTGCGGTCGGTGCATCTGCGCCATACTTGCCCGTCGTTGAACGCCAGCACCGCGCCGCCCGTCTCGTCCGAGACGTAGATCACCCGCTTGGTCCCCGTCGGGTCGGGCAAGCCGTCGACCTCGTAGGATCTGATCGGCGATGCGTTGATGTCGGCCACGAGGCCCGCCAGTGTCTTTTCCACGGCCTGCGAGACCTGCCGCGCCCATTGCTGGATTTCGGGGGCAGAGGTGCCGTTGAGCGGCGGGATGCGGATTTGGGTCACATCCCCTCCTCGTCACCGAGGGGGAGCGCGCTTAGGCCGGCACCCGCGACGGGCGCCATGATCCCGTACTTCCGCAGAATCTCGATCAGCTTGTCGTCGAAGACGACGTAGTTGCGGGTGCCGACGCCCGGAGTGCGCGACGCGGCGTCGAAGTACCGGACGCCGGGGATGCCGGCTTCTCGGAGCGCGTTCGACATTGATGCGCCCTTGTACGCATTGGGGAACATGCTGATTGGGTTCGCGGAACCGGCAACGCCTGCGGCAACGTCCGCCCCGCTAATCCCCTGCGCCCGCGCCATATCCTCCGCGCCGCGCGCGATGGCTTTCATCGCGGCGTCGCGCACCTCGGGCGCCTGCTTGCTCAAAGGACTGTCCAAATCCAGCATCCGCCCCGGGTCCGCGTGGATGTCGACTTCGTACATGCGGCCGGTCGGTTTGACATCTGGCAGGGGGGCACCGGACCGGAGATATTCTAGCGCGCGAAACTCCGGGATATCTTTGTGCCTCGAATTCTGTAGATGATGCGTCGTCGACTCTATCCGCCGAATGGCCGCGTCTCGCGACCCCTCCATGTGTGCCCATACAGCAGCGTCCTCGGCTGCACTCAGGGGCGTCGAGTAATCGAGCTTTTTCCCGCCAACCAGAATGTCTGACAGTGTGTCCCGATACGACCGCGCCACCCCCTCGTTCTCTGCGAAGTACAGCCCGTGCCCAAAAGCCTGACCACCCTCGCCCGTCCCGATCTTGTCCATGCTGAATCGGTCGAAGTCATGCGGGGAGCCGTGATAGGCGCGGATCGGCTTGATCGAGCCTAGAAACTGTCCGAAGTCGAGCGCGAGCGACTGGTTCAGCGCATTCGCCGTCGCCATGTCGCCCCGCCGCATCGCCTCGCGGGCAGCAACTGCACGCTCGTTGATCGTCGGACCCAGCGCGGACAGAATGCCCTCGAACGGGTTCGTGGCATCCGCCGCAGCGCCCGGATAGCCGGCGTTCGTGACCTGCTGGCGCCGACGGGCCTCAAGCGCGGCTGTCGCGTCGCCCATCGGATCGGGGAGGCCGCTCAAGCCAACCGTGGGGCCGAGCGAGGAAAGTCCGTATCCCTCCATCGGTCACGGCTCCATGCCCGGCTGCAACGCCATCATCAGCCGCTCGATATCGCTTCCACCCTGCGGCTGGCCCAGGATGCGGCCCAGTTGGGCGTCCACCTCTTCCTTCGTGATCAGCCCCATCGCGTAGCTGGAGACCAGCGACGAGACCAGCGACCGGATCGGATCGACGACGGAACCGGTGTCGTAGAACTGCCGCGCCATGCCCGGAAGTTCCTCGGCGACCTGTAGGCCAAGCCCACCGATCCCGAGCGTCTTGAGCCCCTGCTTGTAGCCGAGATTGCCGGCGCGCCCGGCCATCGTCAGGGCGGATATGCCATCCATGGCCTACCTCCGTCCCGCCGTCCCGACGTTCATCCGCAACTGGCCGAGCCGCCAGAAGTCGTCCAGCCCGTCGGAGCGGATTTCGATGGCGACCTGGCGCGCTTCCAGCCGGGTATCCACCCGCCGCGTCGTCGGGTTGATGGTCAGGGCACCCTTGGTGCGGAGCGTGTCCTGCGGATACCGGCGATAGGACGTGATCAGTTCGCACTGTCCGGACAGCACGAAGTCCGGGGCGTAGCCATCGACCCGGACCACACGATCACCATCGTCGATGTCCATCGGGGCCGATTTCACGAAGGCCGTCATCGGGGCCGTGCCCGCGTTGTGGCCGATCTCGTGGTACCAGAACACCCCGTCATGATCGACGGCGACCGGGTTCTCCAGGATGCCCCGATCGAGCCAGGCGGTGCGCTCCATCGTGCCCGTGGCCCACGTCTTGTCGACGTAGTTGAACACGACATAGTCCGAGCAATCCTCTTCGCCCGAGCGGGGGAAGAAGAACACCACCTCGTTGTATTCGATGTTGGCGCCGCCGTAGATTTCTTCCCAGTCGACGCTTTCGAGGAGATCGTTGACGTAGCGGCGAACCGGGTTCGGGGCGAGTTGCAACGGCAACTGGCCCTCGTAGAGGTAGAAGCCCCCGTTGCGGCCCCACCAGAACGTCGACCCGTCGATCACGGTGACCGCGTTCGGCCCGATCAGGCCGCAATTGTTCCCGACCAGAGTGAACTCGAACGGGATGTCCGCATCACCGGCCCGGAACACCATCGAATAGAGGCTGGTGTCGGTCCAGATCAGGTTCTCGCCCTTGGCCGGGCGACCGGCGACGATGAAACCGCCCTCGGCCAGTCGTTGGTTGCCCGCATAGTTCGCGGACTGCGGCACCCACGTCGTGTTGTCCGAGACATCCGACCACGAGACCAGCATGGGATCGAAGTCGCCGTCCTGGTCGCTTCCGAGCGCGACCATGATGTTCTCGGACGTCACCATCGTCGCGTTCACCCGACGAGGGGAGCCGGAGACCACCTGCGCCGAAACGTCGGTGTCCAGACGCCATTCCCAGATCCGCCCAAAACGGGGATTGGCGATGCCGTACTGGCCCCACTTGCCCAGCGACCAGGTGCGCGGATAGATTTCGGTCGCGGCTGCCGGATCGGACCAGCCGCCGCCCTCGGCCCGAGGATCGGACCAGCCCGCGGCGCCCCACCCGGGGCCGCCGGAACCATGCTCGTTCTCCGGGGCGTCCTCCTCGCCGAAGGGCGAAGTCAGCCCCGCCCATCCGGACGTGCCCGCGGTGCCCGTGGACGCCACCAGGGCGCCGTTCTCGCCCCCGGCCACCCATCGGCCCGCGGCATTGTTCATGACCGCGTAGAGGGCTTCGGAGACCGTCGTCGTGGCGACCTGTGTCCAGGACGAGGGCGTGCCCCCGGAGGCCGTCGCCAGCTTGCCGTTGTCGCCGGCCGCGATCCAGTAGGTCACCCCGCCGGTACGATAGACGCCGATGTCCCAGATCGTCTCGTCGACCGGCCCCCAGTCCACGACGCCGCCCGAGGCATCGGCCCCGGCGATCACGAGGTTCCCGGCGGCACCAAGGGTCTGTGCGGCGCAGATCGCGTCGCGGTCCTCGGCATAGCCGACCTCGACGTTCGACGGGACCGCGGTGGACGCCGCGACCTGGGTGATTTCCCGCCACCGCTTGATCGAGGTCACCGTGGCGTTGTTCGGCCCGGTGATGGTTTCCGTGGTGACGTCGTTCCCGGTCGTGGTGCCGGACAGGGTGAAGGCAACCGACGTCAGGTTGCCGCCCGAGTAGATCGTGACGTTCCGCCCGGCCAGGAACGAGGATTTCTGGAGCGTCAGGCTCGACGGCACCGCAGTGCCCGCCGTCATCAGCCGCGCCCGCTCCCCGGCCGCGATCCACGTCGTGGTGTCCTGGTTGTATTCCAGCGTCCAGAACGCGGCATCCGAGACGCCGGTCGAGACCACGCCCCATGTGGTGGTCGCCAGCACGCCGGCCGAGACGATGGACGAACGGACCTTCCCATCCGCGCCACAGGCGAGCCAGCAATAGGTGCCGCCGAACGCCTGTTGCGTGTGCTGGACGTCGTAGATGTCGGAGACGCCGAAATTGGGCGCGGCCGTGGTGAATGTGGTGAGGTCCGTGGACGTCACCATGACGCCGCCCTGGCCCGCCAGCACCCAGACCGAGGAACCGTCGTACTCGACGGCGTAGATCGTGGCGCGGGACCGGGTGCCGATGAAGGCGTTGATCGTCCCGACTTCCCACGTCGAGAGATTGGTGGACTTCGCGACCTGGGCATGATCCCCGACGATCACCCACGTCCCGTTGCCATAGGCACAGTCGCGGATGACGGACGTCCCCATCCCGATATCCGACAGGATGGTCCAGTTCGTGCCGTCGATCGAGTAGGCCGCTTCGCCGCCCTCGCCCACGGCGAGCCAGTTACCATTACCATAGCACAAAGAGCGAACGCGGCCCAGACCGGTGATATCGTAGAGGCTGTCGGTGTCGGTGACGTAGAGGTTCGTATGGGTGCCGGCCATCAGCCAGCGGAGGCCGTCATTGTCGGCCCAGGCGAACAGCCCGCGGCATTTCCCGGAGACCGCGGCGGACTGCATCCGCTGCCAGCCGCCGATCTTCTCGGCGAAGCCGCGGTAGAACCGCACCTTGTCGCCGTCGATCCACGTCCCCTCGGCCGAATACTCGGTGTCGTCCCGCACCATGCCGGGGCGGAACTTCAGGGACGCGAGTTTGTACGGCATCAGGCGCGACGGGCTCGGATGCCGTAGTACCGGATGACGCCGGCATCGAAATTGCCGGCGCCGGACAGCGAGAGCTGGACACCCTCGATCTCACCGAGGGAGAAGCCCCAGGAGCCGGCCCGCGGGGTGCGGGTGTCGACCGTGGACACCGCGAACGTCCCGCTGGTGCGGGCATCCGTGGTCCGCGCATTGATGAACCTGATGAGGCCCGAGGCCGGCGAACCATTGTCGAAATTCGCGAGCGGGACCTGATCGGTGCCCGTGGATTCCGCCCCGGCCGGCGTCGCGTAGGCGGTCATGTAGCCGTAGGAGTAGCGGCTGCTGGCGCTGACGACGGCTCCGCTCTCGTAGACCCGGAAATAGAGGTCGCGGGCCGTGCCGTTGCTCTGGTTCAGGCCGTCGATGTGGATTTCGCCGCCCACGATCTCGGGGTCGTCATAGAACACGCTGTCCGTGTAGAGGGCCATCGTGGCGGCGGTCGGGGCCGCCTGCTCGCCGAAGAACACCAGCCCGTTGGCGCGCGTCGTGCGGAACCCGCTGCCGTCGCAGTAGATGTCGAATTCCTCGCCGACATACGCCACGATCTGCAACTGGTCGTCGATCTCCTCGGTCGAATTCGGGTTGATGATCAGATAGAAAAGGTCGTTGTAGTCGCCCCCGCACTGCACCCGGCAGCGCCACCCCGCGCCCAGCGTGGCCGCGGCGGTCATGGCGAGCGTGACGGCGGACGCGGTGACGCGCACGATGTTCTTGTCGTCGGACGCAACCAGGGTGTCGTTCGAGGACACCGTCCGCAGCGTCGCGCCGGCCGCGGCCCAGGTCTGGTCGCCGCGCAGGAAGGTCGTCGAGGACGCGGAGCCCGAGCCCAGTTCCGAGGTCACGATCTTCGACGGGCTCAGGATGATCCAGCCCGTGCCGTTGCAGACCAGGTGGATGCACTGGTACTGCGCCAGCGACTTGTTCGCGGCGCCGTTGATCGTCTCCGACCCGTCGCCATCGACGACGATGGTTCCGGCCCCGGAGTTGAGGATGCGGACGTTGAAGCCGTTCCCGGCAGTGGCAGCGGCGAGCAGGGTGACGGTGAAGGACCCGGACGTGCAGTCGATCAGCCCGCCATTGTCCGCCTGCACCACGGTATCGTTCGTGGTGAGCGTGCGCCGGACGATGGTCGAGGACGTGATCGAGGGGCCGCCGGCCACGGAAATCGACCATGCGGAGAACGTGCCGGAGCCCACGGCGTCCGTCACCGTCACCATCAGCGTCGTGCTGCTGTAGGACGTGACGATCGCGTCCATGTAGTAGTTCGCAGGGTCCGAGGTCCGGGCGATCCGCAGCGGGGTGCCCTCGGTGAACGCCTTCCCGCTCTCGGCCGTGGTGAACGTCAGGTTCGTCCCGGCCACGCTGATCGCGTTCGAGGAGGACGAGGTCGTGTAGAACCCGCCGGCCGAGATCGCGCCGAGTTCGGCCTGCAAGAGCGTGTCGTTGACCAGCTTCATGTCGACGACGTCCGTGCCGTCGCAGAACAGGCCATAGACCCCGCCGGAGGCCGGCAGGGACACCCCAGTGCCACCGGAGGTCTTGACGGTCATCGCGAAGCCGCCCGTGGCCCGGTTCTCGAAGAACCACCAGCCCTGGCGCGTCGGGACGATGATGTTGCCCGCGATCGAACGCGTCCCGGTGAGCCGGATCATCGCCCGCCGGGTATCGTTGGCGACGAACTGAGTGTCGTCGAGCGTCAGGTCGCCGGTGGCCGCGCACGAGTAGCTGTAGACCGATTTGATGGCCTGCTCGACCAGTTCGAGGTTGTTGTCGGTCTTGGTGCCCCAGGTCGCGGCGTTCTCGCCCGTCGCCTGGTCCTCCAGCTTGATGATGGGTGTCGCGGAACTCGGCATCAGCTACCCCCATCCTGCGGCGCGACACGGGCGCGGACGCCCATCGGCACCGGGAAATCGCCCTGGTTGTCGGTCGAGAATCCGGCGTAGAGCGCGCGGTAATCGTCGCGCTCGTTGAGGCCGTGGCGCTTGCGGATGTCGTTCACCGCCCGGCCGAAATAGCCGAGCCACATCCGCACTTCGTCCGGGTAGTCCTTCCACCCGAAGGTCTCGACCATCAGCGCGTATTGCAGGGCGTTCGGCGCGTAGTCCGTCAGCCAGTTCGATGTGGTCGAACCCGACAGGTACGGCAGTTTCCGCGCGTACCAGATCGTGTAGGCGTAGGCGCTGTCCGGGGTCGGAGCGACGCGCATGTTCGACGGCCCGCTCTCCCCGTAGTACCGGGGAGCGGCCTGCGCGGTGTTGGCCGGATACATCTCCTTCAGCACGGTCACGTCCCGCCGTTCGAGGAGGCGGAGGGAGCCGGAAACCGTGATCTCGACCGAGCGGAAGAAGATCGCATCCGCCGGCCGGGCGAGGCTCGCGGAGCCCGCGGTCAGCGTGCCGGATACCGATGTCTTGAACTGCTCCAGCTCGGCGAAGGCATCGGAGCACCGGTCCTGCGCCCGCTCCAGGAGGGTCGGGAGGGCGGCGGCGAACTCGTCGCTCTCGTCGTTGGCCCACCCGGGGGCATCGGCCACCAGGGTCGCGTACGTCATCGCCATGGGCTAGTCCCGTCGCGGTCGGGCGAGGATGACGGGCTTGGGATCGCCCCCCGTCTCTCTCGGCCAGATTTCCTGAGGCTGCGGATCGTCGAGACAGGAGTGGCAGACATAGGCGCCTGTCCACACCAACCTCGGCCCGCGGTATTCCATCTGCTGGTGCATCTTGTTCGGCCGCTGCTTGCGCCAGCACCGGGCGCACTGGTTCCAGTTCGGCTTGTCATGCCGGGTGGCCGCGAACATGCTGGCGACCCACGCGATGGGCCGGGCGATGACCGGCAGCGGGGCCGACAGCATCTTGGAAATCGTGCGCTGGACCGTGGCCGATAGCGTGATCGAGGCGGACAGCGAGCGGATGAACAACGTCGAGGCCCGCAACGTCGCGGTCATCCCGAGCGACGCCGACATGTTGACCACCACCGCCTTGATCTTGCCCAGAACGCCGGTCATCGGCAGGGGGCCGGACAGGAACTTGTAGATGGTCCGCGTCATGCTCGCGGTCGCCGTGAGCGACGCCACGAGGTGGACGGGGAATGCCTTGGCGATGGAGCCGGTAAGCGTGCAGGCTGCGGACAGCGCCTTGTGGACGGTCTTGACGATCGTTCCCGTGGCCGTGAGCGTCGCGGAAAGGCCCTTGTGGACCTCGCGGCGCATGGACGCGGTCATCGCCATGCCGGCGACGAGGGCGCAGGTGAACAGGACCCTGGCGAGTAGCGTCGCGGTCATCGTGAGCGTGGCAGCCAGCCGCTTCTGGACCGACTTCCGGATGCTGGCCGTGCCGGTCAGCGTCGCAGACATGGCCTGCGGAAACGACCCGTTCAGTTCGAGCACCGCCACTGCGGCGAACTGGACGCCAGTGGTGTTGACGCCCTCGGACTTCCGGCGAAGGTCGAAGACGATCGATGACGAGGATGACGTCGGCTGGTACGCCAGCATCCCGAACACGGATGTCCCGGCGGCGCTTCGGGCCTCGTGCAGGCCCTCCATCATCACCGTCGAGTCCTCGCGGGCCTCGATGTACGAAGATTCCGTGGTCGAACTGTTGGACAGTGTCACCGCGTAGATGGCGACGGTGTCGCGGACGTTCGCCTCCAGGCTCGTCGCGGAGACGGTCTCGGTTGTGGTGTAACTGGTGCTGGTGCCGCTGTCCGCGGCATCGTCCTGCGTCGTCTGCGCGGAATGCAGCGCATCGAGCCGGATCGCGACGATGACACAGGATTGGATGTTCTGGTTCGTGCCGGTGCGCGACCGCCAGCGAATGGAAGCGGTGCTGGAAACCGCCGACAGCGTCTCGACCCACATCGCGCCCCAGACGGCGAAGCTGCCGTTGGTCATGATGTTGCCGGCGCAACTGTTGACCGATGTCCCGCCGGGGGTGGTGAACTCCGCGTCGGTGTTGCCGCCGTTCCCGAGGCAGGCGGTTGCCAGGAACAGGTAATCGCCGCCGGTTGCGGGGGTGAAAGTGAGGTCGAGCGCCGACACCAGCGTCGCGGAATTGGTGATCTGGTTGCCCAGGGTCGCCGCCGACTGGTCTTCCGCGCCGAGTTCCAAGACCAGGATGCGGCAGGTCTTGAACTTCATCGTCCCGGTGCCGGAATTGCGCCGGAATTCGAGGGAGAACGTGCGATTTGCCGTGGCGGCGGCGACGTAGCGGGAGACGCCGCCTTGCCAGACGTAGTCAGTGGTGTCGCGGATGGTCTGGTTGGTCAGGGCGAGCTGCGTGGAGCCCGTGGTGTCCATGACCCTGGTGCGGAGAACCGTGGAGGTATCGTCACCGCCCCACTGATAGGACCAGAGGATGGCGTAGGTCTTGCCGTTTTCTAGAGGGGCCACGATCTGGAGGTGGTTGACAACGGTCGTCGACGCGGTTGTGCCTTCGCTCAGGTTCTCCGCGAAGTCAACGAGGCGACGTGCCATCCGTCATCAGCCGAACATGACGTCGATGGTGAAGGCGATGGCATCGTTCGAGGCGAGCCCGATCCCGGTGAAATCGCCATACATGAACAGGTTCCCGGCGGTGATCGTGGCGGCATCGAACAGCCCGGCGTTGGTCACGGTGCCCGCGCCCGAGGCCGTGTAGGTCCCCGTCACCCGGTAGGTGTCGCCGGTGACGGCGCCGGAAATCGCCGACGTGGCCCCCGTGATGCGGGTGCCGGTGCCCGTGGACAGGTCCGCCGCCTTCTCCGTGTAGAGCGACGTCGCCCCTGTCGAGGCGGTGCCCGCCCCCGTGCCCCAGCCGATGTATGCGGGGGTTGTGCCCGCGCCCAGAACCCGCTGGACCGCAACGGCGCGGCCGGCGGTGGTTACGACTGTCGCCATGGCAGCATCCTCTTGATGGTGCGGCGGACCCTGTAGGCCCAGCGGTAGAGCGGATTGCGGTGGTAGAAGGCGATGACGCCCAGATGCTCGACGCGCCCATCGGCACGGATCACCGTGGCCCGGATCGACGCCTGCCTGGCGTTCGCCGGGACAACCATCTTCGTCATCGCGTCTTGCCGTAGTTCGGGGGGAAGATCGGATAGGGATCGCCCAGCGGCGGGTTGACGAACTTGATGTCGACCTTGTCCAGGCAGTCGGCGCAGACCAGCCAGCCGGTCCACGTCAGGGCGCGCTCGGAAGCCTGCTGCTGCTTGTGCAGTTCGTAGTGTCGGAACTCGCCGCCGCAGCGGTCGCATTCGGCCTTCGGCCCGCGGAACATCATCGCCAGTAGCCCGACAGGTCGGGGTAGATGCGGGTCGGCGTGCGCTCGCGGTCCTCGTTCTGCGCGCGCATCAGCAGGTCCATGTATTCCTGCTTCAGGTATTGGAGTTTCCCGCCGTCGACCGTGGGGCGGACCTTCCCCAACTCGTAGGCCACGCCGGCGACGAACGCGGGGAGGAACCGGTCGGGCACGCCGATGTTCTCGGCCGCCGATGTCACGTCCTGGTTCTTCTGGATGTACCAGTAGTAAAGAGCTTCGGCAGACGACGTGTCGGGCTCCGGCCAGACGATGATGCGGGCGTTGTCGAGTTCCCGCAGCACGACGTAGGACGACGGCCGGCCCGCGGTTTCCTTGTTCGAGAGTGCCGCGTATTCCGACCGCGACAGCCGCCCCATGGTGAGGTCGACGTTGTCGCCGGAACTGTCGTCGCGGAACTGAACCTCGGTCACATCGAGGCAGTCGTCGGGCAGGGCGTAGGTCGAGACCCCGGCCGACAGGACCATGGTCGTGGAGACCATCTGCCACAAGTTGAGCGACCGGTTGGCCCAGTCCGTCAGGATGCGGTTGGCGGCGCGGCGGCCGTACTTGTGCAGGAACGCATCGCCCGGCTCGCCCCCGGTCATGGCGATGGCGTCGTCCATCACTTCGCTGAAATCCATTGTGAAGACGCGGAGGCCGGACGTGGACATGAGAGCATCCTTTCCGTTCGCGTAATGTTCTTTTCGTGCTACAAATAGCGAAGCCGACGAGCGTTGGAGCGCTGCGTCGGCTTCTGACCAACCGTCATGTGGAGCATGACCGCGATGGCTTCTGATTCCATACCCGAAGAATGGCGTCCGGTGGAAGGCTGGCCTTACGAGGTCAGCAATTTGGGGCGCTTGCGGCGCTCAATTGACAGCCCGCCGAGCCACGCAACGCGTCCTGGCCGCGTTCTTTCCCCCGGCCCCGACGGCACGGGATACAAGCAAGCAATGTTATACCGAACCGGCGGGGAACGCCGGCGCGTGCATGTGCACGTCTTGGTTTGCACTGCGTTCCACGGGCCTCGCCCAGGGCCGAAATATGAGGTCGCTCATTGGGACGGGGACAGGACCAATAACGAACTGGGCAACTTGCGATGGGCGACGCAGAAGGAAAACCGTGGGACTGACGCAATCCGTCTTGGGCGCGCCCAACGCGGCACCAACCAGAAAATGCACAAGTTGAGCGATAGCGAGGTTCGGTGGATACGCCGCGAATACGATTCAGGGCGGCGGCGGTGCACGGACTTGGCGCGGCTGTTCGGCGTATCGCATTCCGCCGTCAGCATGATCATCCACCGGAAGCGATGGGCTTGGATGGACTAACCCTCTCGTCAGGCGAAAATCACAGTGACCCCGGTCGCCCCGTTCCCGAGGTCGACGTACAGCCCGGTATCGGCGCGGATGCCCTGGCCGGGGAGATACAGCTCCCCTGCCCCCACGGACGCCGGGGTCGAAATCTGCAACAGTACCGTGGCGCTGACCGCGCCGTCGCGGATCGTCACGACGCCCGCCGTGGCGCCATAGGCGTACTGCACGGCGAGAAGGTCGCAGAAGCGCGAGACCGCAACCGTGGACGCCGCGACACGCGTCGCGTTGACATGGCCGGCGTAGGACATGGGATGGTCTCCGAAGAAGGAGGAAGGGCCGCCCGAGCGGACAGCCCTCCCCTATCAGCCCGAGTACTGGTCGGTGCCGTACAGGCCGTCCGAGGTGTCCGGGTCGGCCGAGAAGATGACCATGTCCAGGACACGGGACGCGTTCGCCGCGGACTGCGTCGAGTACGTCCCGCGTACGTCACCCGACTTCGCGGACCCCGTCGCATCGGCGACCGAGAACCCCGAGTTCGTGGTGATGAGCGCGTTGTCCCAGAACACCTGGACGTCCGACCGCTTGGCGACCTTCAGCGGGAAGCCGAAGCGGTCGCCGGTGCCGATCGCGATCAGCGTCGACACCACGGCGGTATCCACGGCCACCCGCGTCACGGTCTTGAACGCCTTGGCGCTCGTCGTGAACGAGGCGTTCGGGCCGGCGGTCGACCAGACCAGGGACTTCCCGTAGACGTCGGTCCCGTAGATCGTGACGTTCACCGTGCTGTCGTTGCCCGTCGAGGTGACGGTGACCGCGCGAGGAACGTCGAGGGTCGCCACACCACCCGAGGCGAGCGTGCCGTTGATGGTGAGGTTGCCGGCGGCGGCGGCCGACTGGGTTGCGCAGACCGCACCGGTGACGATGGCGGTCGGCGTGATGGTGTAGCGCTGGCCGACCACGACATCGAGGCCGCGGACACCGTACCGGGTGCCCTTGCCCTCGCCGCGGCCGATCCGCAGGTCGGAGATATGGGTAACGTGCGGCATTGGTCAGGTCCCCCTTTCGTTGGCGAAGGGGGCGAGCCCGAAGGCCCGCCCGCTGTCGTCAGGCTCCCGAGAAGCCGTAGATGCCGAGGGGATCGGAGAAGCCGAACGTGTACCGCTCGGAGAAGTTCACCTTCATCGAGAAGGTGTCCTCGTCCTCCGTCATCCGCTTCTTCATGCCGGAGCGCTTGAAGTGGATGAGCGAGTGGTCGACGTCCGTCTTGATGAAGCACGCGTCGGGGTCGGTCAGCCACTGGTTGACCATGTAGCCGTCCGGCAGCATGTTCGACGTGACCAGGAAGTTGACGTCGTTGTTGGCCGTGTCGACCCGAAGCTGGGTCTTGAGCAGCCGTTCCGCCGTCGACATCAGGGACGGCGGGATGACCAGCATGTTCGGCCGGGCCGCGAACAGCTTCCCGCCCGAATCCACCCACGACGACAGCCCGACATACATCGCGTCCAGCGCGGACTCGCTGAGGTCGACGGCGGCCGTGTTGGAGTTGGTGTAGCTGCCGACCGGGTGCGAGGCCGAGCACAGCGCGACACCGTCGCCACCGGCATAGGACCCGGCGGTGAAGGCGTTGTTGAGGATCGCGGCGCCCTTGATCTCCTTGGTGATGGCCATGGACCGGCCGATCGCCCGGGCGTAGCGCATCGCGCCCCGCTCGTAGAGATTGTCCTCCATCGCCTCTTCGGTGATGATGAAGCCCTTCGCCACCGTCGTGTGCTGGTAGCGAACGGTGTATTCCTCACCCCACTGCTCGTAGGAGACGGACGAGCCTTCCGCCTTGTCGGCGGCGAGGCCCGGAGCACCGAGCTTGATGTCCTCTTCGTAGGCCCGGTCCGAGGACAGGGACTGGAAGATGCGGTCCCAGGTCTTGGGCACCGCGTTGTAGCTGTCGCCGAACAGCGCATTGATGCCGGGGACGAGCTGCTTCGCGATAAGCGCGCGATTGATTGCCATCTGTCAGCCCTCCCCGTCAGATGCCGGTCGTGGTCTTGTAGAAATGCTCGTTGATGAGCACTTCGACCTTGGCGTAGGCGCCGACCGCGTTGTCCGGCTTCGGGACGAAGCGGAGGATGCGGAGGTTGGCCGTGGCCGTGGTGCAGGTGGAGGTGTCGACCTCCATCTTGCTGAGACCGGTCAGGGTGGAGCCCGTGTGCGTCGAGACGAAATCGGCGTTGGTGCCGATGTCCGCCTGCGACGGCGTCGCGCCGTCGCTGTCCATCTGCATCTCGAAGATGACGTCGGGCTGGTCCACGACCAGCGCCTTGGCATCCTCCGAGTTGAACGTCGCAGTCGACGCCGGCCAGTACTTCGAGAACACCACTTCGCCGCTGGAATTGCGGTAGTTGACGCCCTGGAAGGACCCGAGATTGGTCGTGTCGCCGGCCGCGGCGAGTTCGATCTTGCCGGTGGCCGTCATCTTCACGAAGTCGCCGAAGTAGATCGTGGTGTTGTAGGCCGAGGCGATCAGGTACTCGTTGAGAGCACCGTTCCACGGGGAGCCGTCGAGGTGCTTGATCGGCACCGCTCCCTTGGGTGCGTCGGTGTTCGCCATTGTGGCGCTCCATCGCTATTGGGTGGAGCGCGTCGAGACAGGAACGGGGCGAGCAGCGTTACTCCCCGAAGGATGCTTCCCTCGGGCGTCGGACGCGCTGGAGAGTGGTCGAGGATTCGGACGCATCCGTCAGCGGCATGGCCCGCATCTGCGGGATTTCCGACGCCTGGTGGGCGCCGACATTCTGCCGGTGGGCGAGTTCCCCGTAATGCCTGCCGCGCTGGACCGCGTAGCGCTCGGAACACATCATCAGGATGAGATCATCCTTGTGCATGATGGTTTCGTCGGGCTGCACTGCGGCGGCTGCGATCAGGTTCTTGTACGGCGGAAACTCGGGATAGTCCGAATAGCGCACCGCCCGGTAGCCCTGGGCCACCCGCGAGCGATACGCGCCTTCATCGGTCGGCGTCTTCCGGACCCAGTGCAAGTGCTCGCCCGCGCGGGCCGGAGGGGTGAACGCCGTGAGATTGTTGGGATCGCGGAACAGAACCTCGTCGAGTTCCATCGCTTCGCGGTCGGACATCGTGCGATCCGTCAGGGACCGCTCGTCACGCTGCTTCATCATGCTCTCCTTCACCGCCCGCTGCTCGACGTCGCGACTTTCTCGCGCGCGTAGGACTTCGGGTTGATGTTGTTCCGTTCGCAGAAGGCCATCTCGTCGGGAGTGAGCGTGACCTGCCTGTTCTGTCGGGCAACAGCCGGTGAGGAACGGGTGACGCCGGCCACAGCGGAGCCGGCGCTTCGCGTCGCCCCACCCGGGCGAACCGGGTTGACGGGGCGGAAATCGGTGTGGATCGCCGTGAGCGCCGAATTCAGCTTGTCGTAGTATTCGGGCTCGTCGGGCTGGTAGCCCTGCTGTTCGAGGCGCTGGGCGATGTTGCGGGCGTCCGCCAGTCGCGACGGGTCGGCGTTGAGCCACCCGGTCTGCGCGTTGGCCCACTTCTCGGCCGCCTCGTGCAGCCGGGCCGGTGCCGGGCGCTGCATCATCTGCGGGGGCTGCTGCGGCATCATCTGCGGCGGCATCTGGGGCCGCTGCTGGTGGATCATCGCCCGGCGCTGCTGGATCTGATGCAGTTCGGGGCCGAGTTGCATCATGCGGCTGTCGATGTCCGCGATGATGTCCGACCGGCCCTCGTCCATGGCCTGCTTCTTGGCCCCGGCCATCTGCTGCCGGATGGATTCGAGGTAGTGATAGCGGTTCTCGACCGCCTGCGCCTCGGCCTGTGCCCGGGCCTGCGCCAGCATGTTGCGCTCGGCCGCAAGCTGCTGGAGCTGCTGCCCCATGACCTGCGCGGCGGCGATGGCCTGGTCGCGTTCCTGGCGATACCGGGCGCGGACACGGGCTGATCGGCTTTTCGGGCCGGCCTGTTCGTCGGCGCCCTGGGCGGGGTCCTGCGGGTCGTCGTCCTGCGGGCCGTCATCGGCCCCGGATACGCCGTCCGCGCCCTCCACAGGCGTTTTCTGGCCGGCTGGCGGGTCGTCGGAGACGATGATCTCGAATTCACCGTCCGCGTCGGAGTCACTGCCGGGCGGAACGACGGAATCGTTCCCCGCCGGAAGGTCATCCTTCCGTTCGAAATCGCTCAATGCTGGTGCCTTTGGAGTTGGCCGGATGATGCGGTCCGGCTAGGCCGCTAGTCGGTGGCGAGATCGATCTCGAATTCGCCGTTGGCGTCCGCATTGGCGGGGGCTTCGACGGGACCCGACCAAGTGATCATGGTCTGAGCGCGAAGCCGGTAGCCTTCGGGGCTATTGTGGAACCGGATGGCCGGGAGCGCGACGTTGCAATCCCGAGCCACGTCGATGGCGTCGAGCCGTTTGTGGACGGCGTCCCACAAGTCGGCCATTGTCTGCCTGACCGCGGCGATGAACGATGTCTCGGAAAGCGGCCTGGAAAGGGCGTAACAGACAGCGGTTTCACCGCGCCATTGCGGGGCGTCAAAAAGCGGCGCGTTCGGAGGCAATGGCAGATCGCCATGACGATCCAGCCATTGGCTGAGGTCGAGGGGCGGTATCGCCATCAGTATGACACCGGCTCCGTCTCGCCCCAGTTGCCGAGGATGCGATCGTCGTGGACGAAGGCGTATTCCTCGCGCTCGGGGCCGATGTGGATGCGGCGTTCCTGGTAGCGATTCCACTCCACCCAATCGCCGGCCTTGCAGTATGGGCCATTGGGGAAGCGGGGTGAGCCGTCGGCGTGGTTGCCGGTGTAGGCGTCGGCGCCCATGGCCACGACCTGACCGCGGGCGGATTTCATCTCCATCCCGTCGCGGGAATCGTCGGGCAGGAGGATGCCGCCGCGGGTCTTGGCGTGGGCCTTCTGCATCTTCACGAGAATCTGATAGCCGCAGGGGCGGATGGGGGCGGCGGTCATTCGTCTTCGGGGCCTTCCGTGACCGCCTTGAGGGCTTCCTTCGCGGCTTTCAGGGCGGTGCTGTAGGCGCGAAGTTCTCCGACCAGTTCCCGGTATCGGGCGAAATCATCCACGCCCGTCGTGATCAGGAGGTGGGTCTGGTCGATGCTCTTGGACAGCTTGACCTTGAGCAGGTCGATGACGTGGTCGGCGGGCGTCACGGCCGCTGCTCCTGCCGGGTCTGGTGCATCATCCGGGCGGCCTGATCGGCGCCCAGCTTCTGCGACTGCATCGCCGATTGCTGGTGCCGGGAGGCAACGCCCTCGCGCAACTGGGCCTCAAGCGCGAGTTGCTTCTGGTCCTCCTGCGCCGTCAGCTTCTCGTATTCGAGCGCCACGTCGTCGGCGTGCTCGGCCTGCTGGACGAGGAGTTTCTTGTCCTCGGTGCGCGCCTGGATCGCGATCTTCTCGCGCTCCCGCTCGTCCTTCAGCTTCATATCCTCGGCGTTGGTCTGCGCCTGGATCATCGCCGGGTCGTTCATGCCCGGAGGCAGCGGAACCATCGCCTTCAACTTCGCGACGACGCCCTGCATGGCCTGCGCGGTCTGCTGGGCGAAGGCGTTCTCCATGTCCGGCGGCATCGGCTGGCC